GTCCAGCTCCGACTTAAAATGAGCCACACCCCTCTGCAATCCACCGTCCTTTACGACCCAGATGTTCATTCCATGCATGAGCCACGTGACCGCGAAGGTTACGTAGCCGATATCCCAACCCACATTGACAGATCACACGGTCAGCGTGTGGCTAGGTCATGGAATCGCGCCATAGCGTTGAATCGTCCGCTCCCGCGGCGCACCTGGAATCGTCAAGGCCGTGTACCTTGCAATGCACGAACACTGGAACAACGCGCTCGGTTGGCGACTATCGCCCCTGGTGTCTCCTGGTCCGTCCCACACAATGCCACTCCGTCTGATCACCCCGTCAGCCATAGCCTCCGTACGATGCATGGTTGGCTTGCGCTTGATCAAGCTATTTCGGAGCTTGACCGCATCGATGATGACGCGTACCGCCTTGTCCTTGACATAGGTGGGAAATCCACGATGTGGAACCACCATCCTGGTGGTGGCTATGTGTGGTCAACTCGGCCAGTCACGGACACTAGCGACCTTTTCCGCTCTTCCGATCCGGCCTTTTCCTGTGATTGTGCATTTCCTACTGCCTGCCCGTTCTGTGTAATGGGTTCGTTAGAAAACCGACGTTCGCGTATCCCACGAGAGCGACGTGCCCACATGGTGGCGCTTCTAATCCACAGTGCTTACTATTTATCCCCCATGGATTTACTCATCCTTGCTAATCAGGTCCACTCTGTGACTGCCGTTGTGCATCACTTCCCTGGACTGAAAGGCTCGATTGAAGAGTTGTCCTGGGAGCGTGATGGTGAGTACATTCGTGCTTGGACGCCCTCCAACCCCCATGGCTATCGCCACCGCAACACTGATTGGATGTTTAATGCAACCAAGTTTGTGGATGGTATGGCTATGGCGTGGAAATGTGAGCCCCTCTCCGCTGGTACCATGTTGGTGAAATTCAAGCGCTGCCACCCTGAGTTGCCGTCTGCCCCCGCGTTCTACGATGATTATTCCGACCTGAAACTACTTCGTCAAAGGTTGGATGATCTCGCGGATGTTGAGGCACCGAGTCAGGTTCTTGGCCCGGCGCTGTTATTTCTGCCCTCTGAGTCTCTTGAGCTACCTGTTTCTTTGTTTAATGACATGGTTATGTGGTGGACGAAAACTCCGGTGACTCCGAAGAGTGTTTCTGACGGCCTCGGCAAGACCACAGCATTGGCCAAATTGTCTGGAGTGCGTATGCCAGCTGAAAAGCTGGTGAAGCTCTCGGCTCTGGCCATGGTCTATGCCGCCAAATACACAAAATTCACGGCCAGTACGATTGAGGAGAATCAGACTACGTTGAATGAGCATTCTGCGCTCGTCTCTGGTCCATCTTATCAGGACAAGTCCCTGGTCTATAGGTTTGTGCGTGCCGTCTGGCGCCGCGTCCCCTTGCGTTATCGCGTGGTGGGCGCCGCTGTGTCGTCGGCTTTGCTCATTGCCTTGTGCCGCCATCTCGTCGCGCTTTGTCGACGGTTAGGCCCGCGCATGGCTTTGGGCGACGTGCTCCCTGTCACCGCGACAGCCCCTGAGAATGATTACCGACCATCAGACCCCCAGAATCCTCATTTCATTTTCATCGTGCCTGCCCAACTGGCCGTCCCCGCCCTTACGATTGAGCAACGCTGCATCACCGTCTTTCCGCTTGATGGACATTTTGTCCTCGCTGTTTGGCGTTTGACTCAGCGTATTTATGCTCTCTCTGTGCGTGGACCCCCGTGTTGGTTTGCGTGTCTGTGCATCGCTTTCGGTACCATTCGTGGTTTCCGTCAAGGCTATGTGCCCCCGATGAACGCACTGTATGCTTTCACTCTTTTGTGGACGCGTGTGGTGAACTTTTTCCGGAAAGCCTATCGTATGGTGCGTTGGCGACTTGACCGGACCCTTCCACGCCATGACCTGGGTAATTTCACCCCCGTCGTGGCCGAACCGGGCCCAGCCAATTTTGTCGCCACTGTCACTTACTGTGCTGACGGGATCGTCCACCCCACCCCACAAGCTCCTGGAGCTGTTACATCGTTGCGGAAAGTAGATCTGACCTCCCCATGCAAAGTATCCGTTGGAAGTCAACTGTCTGGTATAGGGTTTTCTAACTTGATCCCTGTTGTGTGTCGCGCTTGCGTTCACAACGAGATCTTGTCTATACAAACCCGTATCACATCAGCCAACCCCACCGATGGATTACAGACTGGGTCTGAGACCCTGCACCCTGTGCTTACCTCCGTGCCTGCTAGCCTTTATCGTGAAGCCGTCAACGAGTGGAAGGACAATCTCACCGGACCTAAACGCCGTTTGTACGAAACGGCTTTGTCCTCTGAGCCTCTCCCGCCATCCGTTCTCAACGCCCACGAATTGTTTATCAAGCGAGAAAACGCAGTTAAAGCACCGGTGCTTGAAGTTCTTGATCTCCTCGCGAGCCCGCTTCGTGCGTTGCTCAGGCCGAGGTGTATTCAGACCTGTACCCCCGCGATCAATGAGAACCTCGGGCCCGTCACCACTTCTGCAGCGAAAGCTCTGGAGTCTTTTTTAGATGCTACCGACAATTCTGTCCGTTTCATCTACACGAAGTCCCAGCAGGCCACCGCTCGTTTGGTGTTTGACGCCTGGCACGAGTTCACCGATCCTGTTGCCATCTCAGACGACCTCGATTCGGCTGACGCCTCTGGCACTTTGAACCAACACCGACTTGTGTTAGACTTCCTTCGCATTTTGAAGGCAGACCCAGATCGTGTTTTAGCTTATGAGCAGTCTATCCAAAACCGTGGTACTTCCCGGCATGGAGTGACATACTCTGCTAATTTCACCGTGGCCTCAGGCCACCCTGGGACAACTGTCCATCATTCTGTGAACAATGTGAATGTCTCACTCAAAACGGCAGATGAGTTCAGGTGCCGGATTTTCGTCAAATCCGATGATACGTTGATCATCTGTGAGCGTTGCGACAGTGAAAGGCTGATCCGTTACCATGAGGCAACTCTTAACCGCGTTGGGTACCACTCCTCCTTCCATATTGACTCCTCTCTGTTCCACGCTGAGTTTTTGAGTCTCCGTTTCAGCAGCGTCATTCCGGCGGCCATTCCGAAGATTGGTCGCACGATGACCAAGCTGTTTTGGTCGTGCTACCCTGCACGGATCTCTGATCCCATTGACCATGTTGCCACAGTCTGTTATGGGCTGCGCCACCTCGTTAATGTTCCAATATTCGGAGCCATGATTCGCCGTGCGACTGAGTTGTCGATTGGGGGTGATGTTGAGTGTGATTTTTCCCCTGACAAGTACGGCTTGACTCAATGGGCAGCTGATGAGAATTACGTCGATGGAGACGCTCTGCTTGGTGAAATGTGTGAACTTTATGGTTTCACTCACCACGACATTGCTGATCTTGAAGCTCAACTCTCATCTGTGCCCTCTCTGCCCTATTTGTTGGATGATATCAGGTTTGACCACATCGCCGCCGTCGATCTCAATTGGAAATCCGCACCATCGGAACTGCGCAACACTATGGACATGAGGCCTAATTTTGGCCACCATATGAACATTTTGTCTGCGTTGTATACTTTGGTCAAGCGAGAGTACAAGAGGTCGATGCTTGGAGTTTTTGAACGCCGTCTTTTGGAAGTTGTCGTTGTTTCGTTTTTGGTTTACGGTGAAGAACTTGTTCTTCGCCGTTTCGGCAGGTTCGGCCCGTTGGCGTCTGCCGCCCTGGGTTTCCTTGAGTCCGTGGCCCATGATTTGAGCCCTTGCGAGGCGGGATTCCACGTGTTTAAACACGTGATGTGCTCACTCGCTAGGTTAGCCCACCCTACGTTGGGTGTGGCTTTCCATTTAGGCAACAACATTGGATCTACGGTTGCTCAGTGGAGCCCTCGGTAAGCAGCCACCTTCGGGTCGGGCTTGGCGAGCCTGCTTTTGGCAGCCCACAGTGTTTTCTTTTCTTCGAGAAACCTGTGACCAAAACGCAACATGTCTGACGTTTCCGTTACCCCTAGCCGCACTGGTCGTGGTGCGCGCATTTTGCAGCGTTTGGTTGCAACCAAACTCGCGACCCCCGAAGCGATCCAATCGATCATGAACGTTGTAGTTCCCTTCCCCGATACTGCTACTCAACCTGCTGGTTGGGCTGACGGTTCCGCATTCCCCACCATCCCTTGTGTTTACAAGAATGAGGTCAATATCTCTGCCCCAGCTGGCTTGGCCGCGGGTGCAACTTGGGATGCGCATGTGCTCATGCGCCCCTTTATGAGATCTGGCACCACTACTTGGAGCACTGGTACTTGGTCGCCGGGAGGAATCGTCAACACCGCTAGCACTGGTGGCACGGGGCAGTACATGTTCGACGTGGCGACCGCAGCTACCGGTACCTTGCCTGCACCTGATTCCACTGCCTGGACTGCGGCTCGAGCCGCTACCGGCACCCCGGAAGGCGTGTTGTACGCAGGGCCCGGCATCCCTTCACGCATTACTGCGATGGGTGTAGAAGCAGTTCAAACCTCCGCTGATTTGTATCGCGGTGGTATGGGCTATGCTTACAGGCTGCCTAGCTTTCGCCAACCACTCGTTCAGCAAGCGGCTACGTCCACTACCGCCTATGCTTATTCGAGTGATTTGATCGAGACCCCGCCTTCGGCCGTCGCTGATGTGATCAATTTGGCCAATACCTACTCCGGCAGCGCTCGTGATGGCGTTGTCGTGGTGGGAGCTCCGCATGACATGACTGAGAATCCTTGGAAGTTGCCTATACCTTCCAATGTCAGTTATGTCTCGTTTACGCCGAGCTCGGGCATCACTCAAGCCGCTTTGCCTATGAGCCCAGGAGATTGGTGCACCTCTGGTTTGTTCCTTACGGGACTTGCCCAGGGTGCTTCCTTCACCCTCCGCTTTAGGTGCTACGGCGAGATTGCCTCTTTGGCCAATTCGGTCGTTGCGTTGTACCAATCGCTTGCGCGTAAGGCTGTGCCGCGTTCTTCCCCCCTCTATGATCTTCTCACTGAGATCGATGAGTTCCTCCCCGCTGGGTTCGACTATAAGGAGAACCCGTTTGGTGAATGGTTCTCAAAGGTCCTGTCAGTGATCGGCGATGTTGCCCCCGTTGTTGGGCGTGCCCTCGGTGTCCTCCATCCAGCAGCCGGTTTGATCGGTGCTGGGATCGGCACTGGGGCCAAAGCCCTTCAGGGCATCACTGATTCCACTGTTGAGAAGGTGAAGAAAGAGAAGAAGGACCGCAAAGCTCTGAAACAAGCCCCTGCAAAACCCTCCATGATCCACGGTAAAGGAGTCACGTAACCGTCTTACGGTTTCCGGGAGTTCCCGTCCCCGACCCCTTCCCCCC